TTCACTCATATCTCCTTGCCTCATCTTTAGTGTAACAAGGAACACCAGCAGGATCTAACCATTTAGTGTATTCAAAGTCTTCCATTGCTTGAGTCAACTGCATTCCATTATCACAGAGATACATATCCTTCCATCTAGGAGAATACTTATCCATTTTCTGGATACGGAAATCTGGTTTACCGTTTTCTAGAGTGCCGTTCTCCACATAACGATAAGGATATCTTTCAAGTAGAACGTTCATTTTACTCATTGTAGGTCTTCTATAATGCATTCTATCACAGCATTATAGTCTGCGTCAGGGTCTTCACCTGATAAATCAATATATTGTAATCCTTCGTAATATCGTTTTACCTTCTTGTATAACTTTGGGTTTTTTACATCTAAAAAAATTTCTTTATTAGCAGCAGCCCGAAGGGTGCTTATGTCTTTCTTGAACTTAGAAGTAAGCGTCATTGCTTTGTAATTGTGACCTTAAGATTATAAAGGGTTGGTAGGAGAAAGTCAAGTCTCTGCACTTCCTCCTGTAGTGTGCATACGAACATACTCATCCGTGGGAGTTAAGACCACACTTACCTTTCCATCAGTAATTGCGATCTTCTCACCACTCTCCACTCTCTCACGAATCTTTTCTTCGTTTCGAGCATACTCTTCTATAGTAATTGTTTTCATTCCTTTACGCTCTCAGCATAATCAATATCAAATTGCTCTAGTCCTTTATCAGTTAAGATGTGCTTATACATCTTCTCAAATATTGATGGTGGCATCGTAACAATGTCAGCACCATCCTCATAGCATCTAGAAACACTATGCACATCTCTTAAAGAAGCAGCAAGAACTTGAGTCTTTGTTATGTACTGTTTTCTGTATAGAGCAGCAATCTCCTTAATAAGAGCAACACCATCAAATGAATTATCCTCTACTCTTCCAACAAAAGGTGAGATATATGCTGCACCTGCTCTTGCCGCAAGGATTGCTTGTGCTGCTGAGAATATAAGAGTAACATTAACTCTAATATTTTCTTTTGATAATTCTTTACATGCAATAAGACCATCTACAGTACAAGGTACTTTAATGGTTGCCATCTTGCCAAATTTTTTATGGAGTCTTTTACCCTCAGAAATCATATTCTCAGCATTACCAATGACCTCCATACTTAGATCTGTAACGCCAATGTCTTTGAACTCTTGGTAAACATCTTCATGCTTTCTACCACTCTTACGAATAAGAGTTGGATTAGTGGTTAATCCATCAATAAGTCCAGTTTTATAATGCTTACGAACGACATCTGTTTCAGCAGTGTCTAGAAAAATTTTCATTGTGATAATTTAAGTAAAGTATATAGTCAACCTTGCCAAATCATATCAGGCATAGGTGTTGATTGTCCTCTTAGTAAGAACATTAAAATAAAATAGCACAGGAACCAAGAGAAATTAAGAATGATATTCTGTCTCCATAAAAACTTTCTAACTCTTGTAGCCGTCTCTACTTTTTTTACTGCTGCAGGGTCATACTCATTGCCTCGTGCTCTTAAAATTTGCTCTATAATAATAGAAACAATAAGACCAATGACAAAAGGTAAGAACCAAAAGTCTAAAAAATTTGCTATAAAGAATATAAATTCTTTCATTCTACCTCGTCGTCATGTTTGTGATTTAATTTACCAGACATCTCATATGCACCTTTATTTCCACCATGACCATGTGCAATACCTAGTTCATGCATCTTAGCATGTTCATCAATAGGATCACGTAAGTCTGTTTTACCTGGTCCTATTGTAAGGTATAATCCATACCCCATAATAAAGAATAATAATCCTACGATAATAAAAACTAAAATCATTTTTTTAATAGTGCGGGGACATCTCCATCATCATCGTCATCATCATCGTCCCACGGATCCTCCAATTCCAATTTTAACTCTTCTATTCGTTGTTGTAAAGCTCTGTATTCCTCCAAATCACAACTTGTCTTCTTATCAAAACTAACTCCCAACAATTTTTCACCAGGTTCTACATCCCTCATCTCTGGATGAAGACGTTTAGTAACCTCAGTAGTCCATGTATCAGCATTGTAATTCCTTACAGGTTCAGATCTCCATCCTGAAATAACAGAACGAACTGCCCATACTAAAAGAAGTATCCATGTTATTGAAAAAACTATATCTGTTACTGGGTTCATCGTTTTACATCATGAGCACATCCATCACCAGTATAGTCATCACTATTATAATATCCATTCTTAGTTCCAAAGAAAAGTGTAAGTGCTACAAATGGTAATGCTGCAAGAATTAAAAATGTTTCTAAAATCATCGACTTAATAATTTTTTAATTGGCACTTGCTTTACTTTATCTATAACATCATCAAGTATATCAGTTTCTACCTGATTTTTAATCTCATCAATAACATTCACATCCAAATGCATGAATGGTGGGATAATACCAAGTATACGCAATAATCCATCAAGGAATAATGCAAGACAAGTAAAACCGAGAATCATACTGATAACAGTTGCTTCTCGGTTATGTTTTGCCATTGATGCTTCATCGATTCTCCGTGCTTCTTCAACTGCTTCGGCAATCATCGCATCAACTTCTTTTTTAGTATAGAAATCCCCCAAGATGGGGATATCATGCTTATCCATAGTTTTCATTATACGCTCTTAGTATAACACCCATGTCAAGTATTATAATTATATATTGTTACATCATCTCATGAACGTGTCCAGATGGGCGTTCCCCCATCATTTTTTGATGCTGACGATCCAACTGCTGAATCTTATTCAACATCTCTTGTTTCTTTTCAATATCTTCTAGTTTTTTCTGAACCGCTTTCAGTTCTGATTGAATTTTATCTTCCATTAAAATGAATAGAATTCTACCAGTGTATAGAGAATTTATTTATTTGATTTCAAAATCTAGTTTACGAACTTTACGTTTTCTTCTTTGTTCTTGCCACTCTAGATCTTGAGATGTTAACTTATCTTTTTCCTTTTTCTCATCAATTCTTCTAACGATAATAGTTTGCGATAAATCTGATGCTGTTATTCTATCTCCTATAACAGTCATCATATTAGGACAACCACAACTCCTTGTTTGCGTATCTGAACTCGTGATCTCCTTGTTACATTGTTTACATCGAACTACTATCATGATTATTCATCCTAAAAATCTCTATTCACTACATATATTTATTCATATAGAACCTTACAGTACCCCCTAATCCCGCATCAAAAGGTATCTGAGGAACCCATCCTGTCCTCTTAGTCAATTTAGAAAAGTCTGTTCCGTACCTTTTATCTACACCAGGACGATCATTTGATACACCAATTAAACTATGAGGTTTATTTAACATATCTAAAATTTTTCTAGTAACCTCAATATTTTGCACCTCACATCCCCCACCAATATTAAATTTATCATTCAATACTTTTTTCTGATCTAATGTCCAAATAGCACAGCAATGATCATCCACATGCATCCAATCTCTTATCTGTTCTCCACCATCATGCATATATGTTATTTCATTATTTAAAGCATTTTTAATAACTTTAGGAATCAATTTCTCCTCATGCTGACCTGGACCATAATTATTTGAAGAACTTGTAATAAGATAAGGAAGACCGTAGGTATTATACCAAGTTCTTACCATATGTTCTGCTGCTGCTTTAGTAGCAGAGTATGGATTGCGTGGATCATAAGGAGTTTCTTCAGTAAATAACCCCTCTTCACCATATTCTAAAGAACCATAAACTTCATCAGTAGAAATATGATGAAACTTCTCTACCTCATGAGTAACACTTGATTTTAATAGATTAACTGTCCCAGTAATATTAGTACTAATAAAGGGAGTTACATCCTTAATAGAATTATCTACATGACTTTCCGCAGCAAAATTAAATACTTTGGTTGGTTTAACTTTATTAAAGATATATTCTACATGCTCTGCATCGCTAATATCACACCAAATAAATTTATGTTGTGATGGAATATATGATTCATTAGCAGCATAGGTAATATTATCTAATACGACAACTTCCTCATCAGTTACTCTTGTAAGATAATGAAGAAAGTTACTACCTATAAATCCTGCACCGCCTGTTACTATAATCATTTAACTCACGTAATAATTGAGGTGGCCTTACATGGAAAGGGGGTGGTGGTGGTGTCCTTTCCAATGCCACAATAATATTATACCACCATTGTCAAGTATCTGGTTCTAATGAAATAACCTCACATTCATCCTCATCTTCTATTTCTATCCACTCTTCAAACTCTGCGTACAATGCAATCTTATCACCACAAAGTTCTGCTTCTTCAATCTTATCTATTGCCCATTCTCTAGTGTGAGCAACGATATCATCAGTCGTCATTCCCATAATAGTCTTTTCGGAAGTACCTTGAGAGGATGTTGCTATTATAGTATCTTGGTGTACCGTCGTCAAGTGATTCGGTAAGGACTCCATTGACGAACAGTTGTCTTGTTTCCTCGAAGTTTGTTTTGCCAGCTGTTTTATGTAGGCTGAGGATAGTTCTGCTAAAACACGATCTACCCACCCGTTCAATTTCTTCTTTAAGTTCTGGACAAGACCCATAATACTTCTTCCAATCAGATTC